GATCGACACTCTCCCACTCTCCTTGTCTCCTTGTCTCCCTGTCTCCCACTCTCGCTCTCTTCCACTCTCGCTCTCGCCTAAAACATCGATAATCGCCCTTCCCTCCGGCCACTCTCGCGGCTCATGCACCGCCCGACCAAACGCCGCCCGCGCCAGCGTCGTCTTCCCACTCCCCGACGGACCCACAATCGCACCAATCGTCCACTCCTCATCCACCCCCGGCACTTCTGCAGTCAAACAGTGCTCCAAACGCTCCGCAAGCGGCAAATCAAACATCCCAGCGACTTGTTCGACGCGGAACGTGCGACGAACTGGCATTTCAACGTGAACGCTTAAAACCGACATGATTCGCCAGTCATTCCGCTAAGTCGCTTCTCGGCTTACAGCACCAAAAGCCGTACGCGACGCCCTTCCCGGCGCAGTCGCTCGAACAGGTCCCGCTGGTCTGCTTCATCGCAGCACTCGATGATGACCTGATACAAAGCATGCACATCCGGGCGCCGTGAAGCCGTCGGTGCGTTGCCAGTGCGCCGCCGCAGGCGCTCAGTATTTCGGTCTACTTGCTCCATTGCGTCTCTCCGTCTCTCCGTCTCTCCATCTCTCCGTCTCTCCGTCTCTCTGTCTCCCCCTCTCCCGCTCTCCCCCTCTCCCACCCGCCCCTCACCCCAACAACCGAATCACCTCCCCCGCCCCATCCGCGCCTACAATCGCCGCATACGCCGCCGCATCGATCTGATCCGAAGGCTGCCGCTCATCACCCGTCCATGCCAGCCATTCCGCCTCCAGTTCCATCCGCCAACTATTCTCGTCGCGCGGCAAAAAAACCTCACCACGCGACAACTTCAAAATCAGCGGCCCCGCCCGCGTCGTCTTGTCCTGTCCCCGCGTGGGTACAACGTCGATCGGCAGCTTCCGACGAAGTTGATCCACCACCGCCTGACCCAGCTTCTCCCCCTCAATCCACAGCCGCGCCGGCTCCCACAGCTCTGCCACCCCACAAATCAATTCACACAGCTTGTCAAACGCTACTCGCTCGCGAACTTGCTCCCTGAGCAGCAGAAAATTCGCCAATTCGCGTCGCGGCTGATCCCAAACTTGAATCACCGTCCAGCTCGGTCCATGTCCGCGAATCTCTCGTGCCCGGTCGGCCGAAGTCCCCGCCGGATCGATCGTCACAAACCGATAGCAAGACCCTTCGGGCACCACCGCCAGGCTCCGCCCGTCCGCTCCCAGAAGCTCCATTTGCCCCTTCGTTTCCACGAAGTAACGCAAATACGACGCCTGGATCAACCCATCCGGCTGCACGTCCCAGTCTCCATTCATCAGCCGCTCGCGCTCCAGTGGTGGCAGGTACGCCAGAGTCTGGCGATACTCCTCTCCATTCAGGTGCGGATTGTCTGCAATCCGCGATGGGATATAGCACCGCCCATCCTTCATGCAGATCGTGCCGCGCTTGTTTTCCGCCACCGCCCCCTCAATGAACCGCCGCTTCACCCACAGCCGCCCCACTCCGCCCGGATTGCTCGCGCTCCGCATTCGCAGCTTCGCCGCCACACCCGTGCTCCGCCGCAGCCGGCTGAACAAAAACAAATAGTCCTCTTCCAAAAAATCCGTCAGCTCGTCAAACGCGATGTACTGAAACTCGCTCGACGCATATCGGAATTTGTCCAGCGGACTCGACAGATAGCCAAACGTCAGCGTCGCCGGACGATACCCCTCGATCGGAAACACCCACGTCCGTCGCCCTGCTTTCCACCGCGCCTCCGTCTCTGCGAACCACTCGTGCGACCGCGCAATCAGTCCCCCCGCCAATTCCAGCCGCGGCAAGTCCTTCCGAATGATCAGAGCCGCATACCCCGGCTGTTGCACATACCTCAGCGCCCCCATCAACAGCGCCACGCTCTTCCCCCCGCCCGCCGCCCCGCCAAAAAACACCTCCCTAGTATCCCGCCCCAAAAACAGCCGCTGCGTCCCCGTCGGCTTATACGGACAATACGGAATTTTCTCCGGAACCTTCATCACAAACGTACTCGCCCCTCTCTGTCTCCCCGTCTCTGTATCCCCTTCTCTCCCGGCTTTCCGCTTTCGGCTTTCGGCTTTGTCCGCCCCTTGATCCTCGGTCCCAGGCTCTGCCTGGGACCGCACTAACCCGAGGCTCCTGCCTCGTCGCCCGCGCATTTGTAGAGTGCATAAGCGCAGCGCAATGCACCTCCCTCTCGCCGGCGCGTTAATATGGTTTCATGTCACGCACATTCACCCTTCGACGACTTTTGATCGTCGTGTCGCTGTTCTGCCTATGCTGCGGAATCGTCGTCAACTTTCCGCGGGAGTCACTCGCTTGCGCATTTATCGCCGCACATTTCGCACCTGCGATTGCTGTTTGGATGACGCTCCGAACGTTCTCACATCGGCCGCTCATGTTGTCGTGCAACGTCATTGTTGGCGCGTTTGTATTCTTGTTGTTATTCCTCACTTTCCTCGTACCAGGCATCTGGACGGAAAGCGCTATGACTAATTTCCTCATCCTGTCGATCCCGCCCGCTCTAGGCGCCCTCGTATTTGGCGCCGCCGAACTAATGGACCAGCCCAGGATGAGTACCAAGGGTCCTTGATGACATTGCCGACGTCACTCGTTGTGGCCCGGTCTCCAAACCGGGCCACTGCCACCGACCGCCGGTCTCCAACACCGCGGGTGCCACTGCTGGCTTGCCCAGCAGTGGCCAGTCACAACACCAACAACCGCCCTGTTGTGGCCCGGTCACCACACCCTTCGACCGAAGGTCTCCAAGGCATCGCGCCTCACAACACCAGCAACCTCACCCTCCGTCCCTCCCCGCGCATCCGCTCAAACAACTCCCGCTGCTCCGCCTCATTGCGGCACTCAACAACCACCTGATACAAATCTGGCAACTCCCGGCCCCGCGCATCGCTCGATGCCTTGCCATCGCCCCGCCGCAGCCGCTCCAGACGTCGCTCTACCGGCTCCATTTGCCTCTCTCCGTCTCTCGTTCTCTCCGTCTCCCCCTCCCACACTCTCGCCCTCGCCCTCACGCCCGCACCGCCATCCGGCAAGCCAAACACGGCCACACATAAACCATCGCCCCACACCCCGCGCATCGCCGCAAATTCGCAGCTAGGTAATCCGGCGGCCCATCATCCTCCGGCAAATCCGCCTCACTGATCGTCTCTGCCTGAAACCGTCGCTCACCCGCAATCCTCGACACCGTCCCCACCGACAAATCCAGCTCCCGCGCAATTTGAACATGCCGCCACCGCGCGCGAAGCAGATGGCACACCGCCAAAAACTGCGCCATCGTGATCTTCCCCGGCATGTTCCTCTCCCACTCTCCCCTCTCCCACTCTCCCCCTCTCAAAACTCACTCCATCTCCCCCGGCGGCGTCCGCCTCTCCCCACGCCGCCTCTCCCCGCGCCTCCTCCCAAACATCTCCGAATAAGTCGCCACCAGTGACCGCGGATGAATCGAATACTGCGGGTCGCGCCCAAAATTCAGCTCCGCGATCGGCCGCAGAATGTCGCGGTCAATGCACCGAATCAGCTCTGCCAGCTCCAAATGCACTGAAGACAGCGCGACAGCAAACGGAATCCACCGCCCGCTGTATCCGCTCCCGCTATTGGAGGCTTGAATCACCTCGGGCGGCACCTCCAGCGCCTTCCAAATCTCCAAATCGAGGTCGTTCTTCCAGCGAAAGATCTGCGTGTGCCCGCTGACCCCTTGCGGCGGCGTGTAATCGACCAGCTTGTGCCCCAGCGAATCGCGAATCAGCGGCAGCGTGAGCGCCCCGCCGCTGTGCCTCGACTCGACGATCTCACGCGCCAGGTCCCGGTAGGTCATTTCGCGCCCGTCAGGCATCTCAAACCGGCGATCTGGCGGATACCAAAAAATGTCTCCAATGTAGGCGTCCTTGATCATCCGCAGCCGCAAGGTCCGCTTTGCCCCGCCCGGCATCCACTTTTCGAACCAGGCGGGATAAGCCCTCGCTAAGAGCGCACACCCATAAGGGTTGTTGCACTCCGCATCAAATGTGCAAACCAGCGCCTGCG